AATAATAACAACAACAATAACAATAATAATGTTACTGTTCCTACAAGTAGCTATGATACAGCTGGTATTGTTACTGGAAATGTTGATGCTGAGGATGAATACTTAGCACCTGATTTAGACCATTATAAAGCTACACAAAAAGCTATTAAGGAATCTAATAAAGCTTTAGGTGACTTAGATCAATCTAATTACAATGATTGGTCTAAAGAAGATAAGCAAGCTTATCAAGATGAAATGAATAAATTAAAAGGAACAGAAGATGTTAATTATTCTTTTTATGCTGGTAATGAGGGAACTGTAAATTTAAGTTTCAATGAAAACTGGAAAGACACTTACGCCACTAATCCTGGACTACCACCAACATTGAGATTTTTGGTAGCTGCTGGAAATACAATTAAACAAAATGCTACTACTGATTATGGTACAGGATATTATGGTGGTTATACCGCTGATGGAATGGGTAGTGGACAACCAGTAGATGGTGGTGGTTGGTTAGGTAGAATATTTAATTCAGATGGAAGTATTAATGAAAACATTTCTGAAAGCGAAGCAGAGTCAATTTATAATGAAGTACAAAATCAATTACCTTTTATAATTGGTGGTACACAACCACAAGACTCTATGGTCAATCAATATTTTGCAAACAATTCTAACAATTTAGGTATTTCACAAAATTTTATGAATAGCTATGATCAAGCAAAAGCAGATTTAGCTAAAACATTAAACATGACAACTAATGCTAGTCAGTTTGGCTACAATGCTAATATGTCATCAAGCAATATCTATTACAACTATCTTAAAGAACAAGGACTATTATAATGGCGGACTCACCTTTTAAAGGCTTACTATACTCACCAGAAGTATTAGGGGGTATTGGTTTATTAACTGCTGGACTATCAGGTCAAAATCCTGGTGCAGCACTTCCAATGATTCAACAAGGTATGAAAACAGCTTCTATGTTTAAAGCTATGGAGGAAGAAGAAGAAAAAAGAAAGTTTAGAAAACAATTTGCTAGTCAAGTTCCAGAACAAGATAAAGCTTTATTTAAAGCATTTCCACTAGAATACATAAAAAATAAAAAGTTTCAAAAACCACAAAAACCTAATTTAGTAACTTTAAAATCACCTGATGGTAAAGATATAAGAAGTTTAAATTTATCTAATCCTAATGATCAAAATACTTTAGAACAATTACTAAAAGAAAACTATACAGAGTTTAAACAAAATGTAACATCAACAGATGTTAGTGGTTTAAGTAAGGGTACTAAAACAAAAGTTGAAAAAGAACTGCAAGGTGCAGATAAACTTTTAGGTCAGTTACAAGCTACTCAAGCTATGTTTAAAGATGAGTTTTTAACTGTTGGTGGTAAAATTAGGTATCAAAAACTTTTATTACTTGATAAATCCAATATACCATTAAATCAAGATGATGCTGCATATTTAAGAAGCTACAGTACATGGGATCAAAATAACCTACAATACTTTAACCAATATAGAAAAGAAATTACTGGTGTTGCTGCTGGTGAAAAAGAGATTGCATGGTTAGAAGCATCTATACCTAGTTCTAAAGATACACAAACTACCTACAAAGCTAAGATGAAAAATCAAATTAGAATACAAACAGAGCTACTAGAAAAAGCTAAAGCATTTAAAGAGTCAGGTGGTACAGTTTATAAAATAAATGATAAAGGCGAAAAAGTTTATTCTGAGGGTTTTGGTAAATATCTAAAAAATAAAATAAAACCAAGTGGTGAATACTTAAATGAATTATTTATTTCTTATAAAGTTGATTATAATTACAAACCAGAACAAGCAATACAATTAATGAACATACAGTTCCCTAATCAAAACTGGGAAGAAATTTTACAAAAATATATAGCTGGTAAAACTGGAGGTAGTTTATAATGTCAGATTTTTTAAGTAATTATTATAAAACTATTGACGTTGAAAAAGAAGTAGAAAAACTTTTACCAACAGATGATAAAACTATAGATACAGAAAAAGTAGAAAACCAAGATATATCTATTATTGAGCAATCTTTAGATCCACTTTTAACTGCATCAAATAAATTTGTTGGTAGTGCGGTACAAATATTAGATTTACCTTTTATGCTTTTAGATGCTGTTGATACTGGTAAAGATATTGTCTTTAAAAAAATGGCTACTGCATCTGGTATGTCAGAAGCAGATCAAAATGATATTATTGAAAAAAGTAAATTACCAGTAAATATAGCTGAGTTTAGACCAGGTAAATATATCAACGATAATTTTTTAGGTGATGCTGCAAACTATGAAGCAAAAACAACTGTTGGTCAATATGCTGGTACTGCTGCTGAATATATGCCTTTTGGATTATTAGCTAAAACACCAAAAGCTAAAACTGTTTTAATGGGTACTGGTGGTGCAAGTGGTTTAATAGATGAAACTGCTACACAAACTTTACAAAGTGAGGGTATGGGTACTGGTGTTGGAGTTGCTAGTAATGTTATGTTAGATTTACTTGCACTTAAAAAAGGTAATCTAGCTGGCGTAATTGAGAATGTTTTGCCAGACCAAAAAACAATTAACAATGCAAAAAAAATACAAAAAGACGCAAAAAAATATGGTCTTGATATTACTACTGGTGAAGCAACAGAATCTGCATCTATATTAAAATTAGAGGGTTCTACAAATGCAAACCTTATAGGTAATAAAGTATTAGATGCTCATTGGAAAAACAGACCACAACAATTAAAAAATTATATTACTAACTGGGGCAAAGCAAATGGTTTGTTGCCTGACTCTGGTATGATTACAAGTAGTAGTATTAATGAACAAATTAAAAAAGTAGCTTTACAACTAGATCAACAAAGATCAAAAATGTGGCTCAAATCTGGTGGAGAAAAATTTAATAAAAGTTTCTTTGACTCACAATCTGTAGATAATATTAAAATAGAATTATTAAAAGTTGCTGAAAATGCACCTGATGATATTGCTAAGTATTTAACAAGACAAGCAAATGCTATTGGTAAATCAGATGGTAAAGGATCTGTAATAAATAAAATTTACCAAGATTTAAGGGATGGTGGAATACAATCTGCAAAAGGTGAAAACTTTACAGCTGCTAAAAGTTACGAAGAAGCTAAAGATGTAATTAAAAAATTATTAGTTACCAATGATGATTGGGTTAGTGCTAATAAAAAATACAGAGTATTTTCTGAAACTTTTGAAAAACCATTAAGTAAAGGTTCAGTAACAGAACTGTTTAACGATCTTAAAAAAGGTAGATGGATTGAAAGTTCTAAAACAAATGCAAATATTTATAAATATATTACATCACCAAATGTTAGATCAGCTGATATAGAAAAATTAGCAAAAGCAGTTAATAAAAGTGGTGTTGAGGGTGCTTGGGAAAATATAGCAAGTGATTTCTTTAACAATGCTTTTAACAAAGCTGCTATTGATAATATGAACAGAGGTTTAAATACTGGTAACAATTTTTATAACGCAATTTTAAAAACACCTAGAAACAAAGAAAACTTTACTGAGGTTATGTATCAGTTAGCTTTGACAACAAATAAAAATGTTAAAAAATCTGATGTTAAAAATGCAGTAACTTCTTTTGCTAATGTTTTAAAAGCTAGTGGAGCTGGTGGTAAAGTAGGTTCTACAACTGCTACAAACATAGGTGCTAAAGAACAATTAAGTAAAACACCATTGGATGTCATAGAGGGTTTTGCATTAACTGGTATTAAAAAATGGTTTGGCGAAAGAGCATATAGTAAATCATCACAAGAAATTGCAGAAGCTTTAGTAAGCAAAGATGGTATCAATGCTTTTATTAATTTAGCTGAAAATTGGAAAAATAAAAACAAAGCTGTAAGTTTGATAAGAGCTTTAACTATTGGCACAGAAGAAGTAGAATAATGCCTAATCAATCACAAAAAAATTCAGAACAGATTATAAAATTACAAGGTGAAATTAAACTCATACACAACAAGATTTCAGTAATAAAGGATAATCATTTAGCTCACTTAGATATTAAGGTGGACAATGTTTATAAACTTTTATGGGCAGTAGGTCTAGTAAGCCTAAGTTCCTTGATAAGCCTAATAGTAAATCTACTAAGCTAACAACAAATATCAAAGGCACAATTGGTGAGTACCAAGAAATAGTTAATTTAACTAAACAAGGTTATTGGGTGGCCAAAGCTTGTGATCCACAATGTCCATTTGATTTAGTTGCAGTTTCGCCTGATGGCAAAGTCAAATTGCTTGACATTAAAACTAATACATATCGCAAGAACGTAAAATCGTACCGCAGAAAAATTTGGCGTACACCATCTGCTAAGCAAAAGAAACTAGGCATTAAAATTGTAATGGTAGATCATGGTAATAAATTATGAAAAATTTAAAACTATCAGAGGATACAGGAATACAATTACCAGCAAAAAATCTTTTAATGATTGTAGCTGGTGCAGTAATTGCAACAGTAAGTTTTTTTGAATTAGAAAATAGGATTGGCTCACTTGAAACAAGTAGAGAATTATTTCAAGCTGATCTACTTAAAAAATCAGAACAACTACCTACTGATCAAGAGCAATTTATGTTGCTAGAACATATAGCTTCCCAACTAGAGTCTGTGCAAAAAGAAATGGAGCTTATGAGAAACAACAACGTAAATATTAAATACGCTATGAGTGATATTGAAAAAATTAAACATCAATTAGAAATTATAAAAGACAAAGTTAGAGCCAATGGAGGTCATTAATGGAACAGATGGTTATAGCTTTACTTTTATTAGTGAACAATCAGATTACCGAAGCAAGAATTCAACCTGACTTATCTACTTGTCTTAAAGGCAAGCGTTTATCTATGCGTCAAGTAGAAAGTAATTCAAGAGTTATTTATTCTTGCGTCAAGACAAAGGCTGAGCTTGAAAAAAATATAGATGGTTCTTACTCAATTAAAAAACTTATTTTAGAATAAAATGTTAGATAAAATTATTTATAAATTATTTGGTTATTTAGATTCTTTTGCGGATCACTTAGATAAAATAATATTTCCAAAACCTAAGAAAAGAAAAAAGAAATGTAAATCTTGTCATTGTGGTTGTCATTGCCAAGACGATTTACACATAAATAAATTCGACCAGGAACTTTGTAACTGTGAGGGTTGCCGGTGTTAGGAGTAGAATATGAAAGTATTAGAGAAAATAATCTTAGCAATAGAGTGTTTTTGCAGAAAAGTTTATTCAAAGGTTTGGTACTACCGAATTGTATTCACAACAAATCTAAAAAGGAAAACTAATGTACGAAGAAGTAAAAGAAGAAATTAAACTTTGTGAGGGTTATGTAAATAAGATTTACCAATGCTCAGAGGGTTTTGATACTATTTTTTATGGACACAAAATTACACCTGATGATGATTATGAACATGGTATTGAATATACTAAAGATGAGGGTGAAAAAGTATTTAAGTCTGATTTTCAAAGAACACTAGAAGCTGCTGAAAGACTTATAGGTGATAGACCAATTAATAATACAGCTAAAGAAGTTATTATTAACATGGTGTACCAAATAGGTGAGGGTGGCGTATCTAAATTTAAGAATATGTGGAAAGCACTAGACACTAAAGATTATGGTGAAGCTAGTTTCCAAATGCTTGACAGTTTATGGGCAAAACAAACTCCAGCTAGAGCTGGTAAGCTTGCTGGTAAAATGAGAGCAGCAAAGGAGGTCTAATGTGGTTAAGTGCAATTAAACTAGCTTTAAACGCTGGTACTCATATCTATAAAAAGAAACAAGAAACTAAAATGCTAATGGCAGATGCTCAGGCTAATCATGCCTCTAAGATGGCTCAAGGACAACTTGAATACTCTGGCAAACTTTTAGAAGCCAGGCAAAATGATTACAAGGATGAGGTAGTTCTTGCTATACTAACTTTGCCAATTCTAGTTTTAGCGTATGGAGTTTGGTTTGGTGATGAAACTTCTATGGATAAGATTAATTTATTTTTTGAACATTTTAACAATTTTCCCCAATGGTTTGTAAATCTCTGGATTCTTGTAGTTGCTTCAATATATGGAATTAAAGGAACACAGATATTTCAAAACAGAGGTGTAGGCAAAAAATAATAAATGTCTGACAACCTAGATTTGATTAACGAATATAAAGAACAAGTTCGTATCTTAAAGCAAGAAGTAGCTGAGCTACAAGATGCTGGTAAGTCTAAGGACTCTGCTAACAAAAGATGCTTACAGAAACTTGAACATTCACAACAAGACTTAGATCAAGCTAATAAAAAAATAACAGATTTAGAAGATCAACTTCATAAAGTTAATAAGAAAGACAATGAATGAAATTTGTATTAGTGGTAATATTTTGCTCTGCCTTAGAACAAAATTGCTTACCACCACAAACAGCATCACAACACAACACCTGGTACGATTGTATGATGGCTGGCTATAACAAAGCACAGACTTATACAGAAGATGTAGGTACACAAAAAACAAATGAATATAAGTTATATGTACAGTTTCAATGCAAGACTGTTAAGGAGGTTTAATGGCAACTCCAGCATGGCAGCGTAAAGCTGGTAAATCTAAATCTGGTGGACTTAATGCAAAAGGTAGAGCTAGCTATAATAGAGCTACTGGTGGCAATCTAAAAGCACCAGTTACTACTAAACCAAGTAAATTAAAAAAAGGTAGTAAGGCAGCTAACAGACGTAAATCTTTTTGTGCCAGAATGAAAGGTATGAAACGTAGGCTTACATCTGCCAAGACTGCTAGAGATCCTAATTCAAGAATTAACAAAGCTCTTAGAAAATGGAACTGCTAAGTGTCCAAAAAACTATGGAAGAAAACTAACATCTTAACTGATGTTGGTAAGTGTAGGTATTGCTCAGGCAATATCGTCAATACAGATTCATTTGTAAGTTTTTACCCCAAAGGTCATGCTCATTATATTTGCATGAGAAATGATGATTACAAAAAAAAAGGAAATAAATGAAAACACTTTCAGCTAGACAAAAAACTGCTCTTGCTAGACACAAAAAAACACATGGTCATACAAAGAAGCATATTAGTGAAATGAAAAGATTAATGCTCAGAGCTAAGAATCCTCTGTCATTTACACAAGCACACAAACAAACAATGAGAACAAAAGGAAAATAACTATGGCAAAAAGAAAAGGGCTTTATGCTAATATTGCAGCTAAGCGTAAAAGAATTAAAGCTGGTAGCGGTGAAAGAATGAGAAAAGTAGGTTCTAAAGGAGCTCCAACTGCTGCTAACTTTAGAGCTGCTGCTAAGACAGCTAAAAAACCAAAAAAGAAAAAGAGGTAAATAATGGCAGATTTTTTAAAAAAAAATTTTAAATCTATGGGTATGTCAGAAGAAGATAAAGAAAAATTAAAAAAATTTAAAGGTTCTGTATCAGAGGGTGAAATGGATTTTATTAAATCTATAACTCCTGATGGATCTGCCTTAGATACAATAAGTAATTTAAAAAAATTATTAGAAGAAGATAAGTAATTACCGAATAGGAATATGTACTTATTAAGTACATATAGTTCTAGCTTTAGCTAGTGGGAAAGGGTGGGTACAGAATCAATTGGTATAGGTATAATTGGACTCTGAATTAATGATGTTATAGTATTGATTCTGAGAAAAGATAAAAACTAACAATTGTGAACTATACCAATAATATACCAAGTAGCAGATTTGCTAGTAATAATAAGATTAATTTAATTGTTATTAGTGATTACAAATCAATTGCTCTACCAACTGAGCTACAAGGGCAAACTGAAAAAGCTTATATATATAGCCGAATTGAATCGCAAGATTCTTTTCGGCTTTTTTTTTATGCCCAAAATATAAATA